AACGGGCAATGCTTTCCGTGTTCGCCGACGGGTGGCGGACGGTAAAGGCGCGAATGAACGGCAGATTTTTAAAATCCGTCGCGGGACGGTTGTCTTCCAGCAATCCCGCTTTTCTGCCGATGAAATCGATTCCCTGCAAAATGCCCGTTCCGGCGGAACCCGTCCAGCCGCGCAGCATATACTCGAATTTGATGGGTGAAAACGTGTTGTCGGGACCAAAAGCGGCGGCGAAAGCGCGGCTCAACGCCTTTGCCGTTTCCGTCGTCTGTTCCAAATACTGGTATTCGGGCAAAATCTTTTCCTGCGCGGCGGGAACGATTTTCCGCCCCGAATAAAGGGAGTGATTTGTCAAAACTTCAATCGGCGTCAAAATCGCGTTCGGAACGGGGGTTAAGTTCAGTTCGCCCCAAAACGCCTCCGCCAAATTGTCGATAAAGCCGTCCCGCTCTTTTCCTTTCAGCGCGCTTAAAAACTGATAAGTCGTTTCCTCGAATGCCGTGGAAACCCAGCCGATTTGCTGGGCTTTCGGAACGCGGATTATGGCAACGTCGGAAACGTCGTCGTCATTTGTGTACGGTACGGAAAAAACATAGTTTGTGTTACGCTGGACTCGCAGCACGTCTTCAATGTCGTCATCAACCTTCCATTCTTTATAATCCCAGTTTGCCAAAGCGTTCAAAACGCCAAGTGTCCCTAAAATCATTGTGGCGCGGACAGGGTGCTTTGCAAGGACTTCGACCGATTTCGCCGTGCCGATGACATTCGCGTTCAAAAACGCCGTGAACTGGTTCGCAAACTTGACCGCCGATCCGCCTTTGGCGAAATCCAGCGTCACCTCACGCGCGTCAAATCCTGCTCTTTCAATGTTTTCACGGGTGAATGCCTTGCCTTTCATCGCGGCTTTGAACTCGGCAAAACGGGTCATTGTTTCGCTCTTTTCGCCCAGCCACGCCAAGCCGTGAGTTGTTGGATTGATAACACCTTTTGACAGCAGCGCGACAGCGTCTTTCGCCTTTAAACAGTTCCACACGTCGTCGAAATACCCCGTGGACATCAGCGATTCCAAATGGTCGTTCAAGGTGCTTCTGTCATATTTGATAAAACTTGCCATGGACGCGCCGCTTTTTTGAAAAGCCTTGTAGTAACCGTCTTTCTTGATCATCGACCAGATGACGGACGGCAAGCTTGTAATTTTGTAATGGTTTTCCGTCGAAATACTTGCCAAAGCCGTGTCGCGGATTGTGTTTTTCAGCGCAAATCCCGCATTCAGCCCCGTCGCGCCCAGCCGCAGGGTTCTGGCAAAAATCCCCATCGACCTTAAAAGCCAGTTGCTCTCGACGGGCGACAGGTTGTTGATGATTTTTGCAATCTCCGGTGCGACCTCGTACACTTCGCCGACACCGTTCCGGTACGCGATGATTTGGTTGCGTTCGTTGATTTTGTCCGTGTGGATCCACGCGTTGTCAACAAATTCGATATTGCCGCTTTCATCTTCGCGAACGACTTTCAAATCACTGGGAAGTTTTACCTTTTCGGCGTTTTTCGTAACCTTGAAAACGAATTCGCCACTTTTATCCAGCTTGCTTAAATCGGCAACGGCAAGCGCGACACGGTTCTTTTCGGCGTTTGCAATGATTTGGTATGTGTTTTTGATGATATTTTCCAACGGGTTTTCGATGTCGCGGGTGGAACCTTTGATTCCTTTCAGCGGATTTTTCGGTTTCAGCTTTTTAACGCCGACACCTTTGTCATAGTTTTCTTCCAGCACACGGCGGAAAGGAACATACTTTTGATTTTTGCTCAACATGGCGTCCGCCGCGTCCTGCGACAGAATGCCGCTGTCAGCGGCGTATTGAAGCGTGTTTGCTTCAAACTGGTACAGTTCTTTCGCTATCGCCTCGTATTTCGGGCGCAATTCCGCCGCAACCGCCTTCGCGCTTTCCAAAGGAATGCCCGTTTCAATGCCGCGTTCCGTCAGTTCGACAGCGTGTTCGGCGGTCAAATATCCGATAAATTCGTTCAGCTGTTTTTTCTTTTTCAGCGGCGCAAGAATGTTGTCAAGCGATTTGCCGATGTCATCGAATTTAAAATTCGTCTGCGCCACGCCCAGATTGTATTGCGACACGCTGTCAACCAGCCCGCGCACCATGCGGACGCGGTAGTAGGGCGAATTGTCCTCGTGCCTGTCAAGCCCCAGCTTTTCGGACGCGCGTCCCAGCGGATCGGCATCGTCGATGAAATTTTCGACAAATCCGTTTTTGAACTTCACCCAGCGGTCTTTCAACGGAATTTTCGGCTTTTCGGGTTTGACGGAAACGTGGGAAAGCACTTGCGCCAAGGCGGGCTGTTTCGCCCACAAATCGACGCTTTCCTGCGCCTGTTTCAGCATATTCAAAAGTTCGGGGGCGTCTTGCCACATGCGCTCTTCAAAGAACGCGTAGAACTTCGGGCATTTTTGGGCAACCGATTTCGGGTTGGTCACATATCCCGAAACAAATTCGGCGAATCCCTCCGCCGAAACGGCGGCTTTCGTCTGTGATTTCGCTTTCGACGCGATGGGCGACAATTCGGCATAAAACTGTTTGACTTCGTCGCTGCCGATTTTATCGAACACGACCTTTTCCAAATGATGACCGACTTCGTGTGACAGGGTCGCAATATCGTTCGCTTTGCGCAAACGGATCATTTCTTCTTTGGGGTAATACTGCCCTTGAACGGCTTTGCCGCCCGTGATTTTCCCCAAACGGACGGGGACTTTGACGGCTTCCTGCATATGCTTCATCACGTCGCTGATTTTGATGACGGAGGTATCGTTGATGTCGCCGTCGGGCATAATCTTTCCGCCGTCGTTGACTTTCAGCGCGTCGCGCGCTATATTTGAATTTAAAGAGCGTTCAGCGTCGGGAACGAAATAGTAATCGCCCGTCGTTGGCTGTTCGGTCGAGGGTTTATAGCCCTGCTGTTCAGCCGGAACGCTCTTTTTTTGCGAATAAACCTGTCCGTCTTCTTTGGCTTCCGTGTACATTGTAATCAGCGACTGTTCTTTACCGTCGTTTCTGAAAACGGCAAGATAGTTGTTCTTTTCGTCTTTCGGCACTCTGTATTCGGCATAGGTGGACGGATTTTTTGTCTGGCGTTCCGAAACGGAATAAGGATTGAAATCCCGTATGATTTCGGGCAGTTTCGCCATATCTTCCGCCGTCAACCCGTGTTTGAAAATCGCTTTTGTGAAGCCGAAGTTGCTTTTCGTTCCTGTTTCGCGAAACAAATCGCGTCCTTGAACAACGATGTTTCCGTTTTCGTCTTTTATCGCCGCACCGCGCTGAATGATGTAATTTTTCAAAAAACGCGACATTTCGTCTGTCGGGGTTCCGGCAAACGGATCCTGCGCTGTTTCTTCGTATCCCTTTTTGATGCTTTCGATGTCCAGCAGTTCCTGCATTTTTATCGGGTCGTTCGCCGCTTCGCCCAAAATCTGTTCGGGAGCTTTTCCCGTCTGCACGAACTTTTTGTACAGCTTCGGCAAAACTTCGCGTTTCAATTTGTTCAGCTGTATGCTTGACGCTTTCGTCACGCGCCCCGACGTAGCATAGGTCAGTTTCAGCAATCCGATGGTCGCAGCGCAGTCGATGAAATCCTGCGCCGTCGGAACGCGCGCGTTCAGTCCCGCGCTTGCCGTCGTCATTCCGAAAATCTCGGCGGATACGGGTGCCGCTTTAGCTGCGGTTTTCAGCGCAGTTTTGGCAGCGGCGTTTCCCGTTTCTTTTGCGGCGATTGCCAGTTTTCCCCTCGCCAGCTTGCCGCCTATCCCCGCGCCGCTGGTCAGCATGCCGATAGCGGAACCTTTCAAAAATTCTTTGCTGGCGTTTTTGACGCGGTACATCAATTCGTCGGCTGACATGACTTCGCCGCGTGAATACGCATCGACTAAAATCTGACGCGCCGTGGCTTGAACGCCGAACGCTCCCGCGCCTGCGCCCAAAACGGCACCTGTGGCGTTTCCGACACCGGGAACGAACGATCCGATTAAACCTCCGGACAGCGAACCGACTTTTGCCCCTGCCGCATACAACGGCAAATCGGAAACAACGCTTGCGACGTTCATCACGGCACGGTCGAAAATGCCCATTTTTTCATATTCCTCGGCGGATATTTCATCGGGCGTTTTTCTCCGTTGCAGCATACCCGTCACCGATTGTTGATAACCCAGCTCCAACAACCGCTTAAAAGAAATATCGTCGTCCTCGACGGCTTCGGGGGTCGCCGTCTGGGCGATTTGTTTTATCTGCTCGGATTGTTCGTCGCCGTTCAGCGAACGATATTTCGTCCCCATGTATTCGTTAAGGAACAAATTGATTTCGGGATCGCTGAATCCGCCGCTTGCCAGTTCTTTGCGGTAATAGTCTGCGATGTCTTTTTCCCCATAGCCCGCTTCGCGCAGCGTTGCGATCTCTTCAAGTGTTTCTTTTTCGGCGTCCATTTAGTTCTTCCTTTTTCTGCTTAAAAAATCGGCGGGATTTTCGTTCGGCAGGGCTTTAAACGGCTTTTCGCCTTTTGCCTGCGCTCTCAAATCTTCGATAAATGCCGCGTATTCGTTTCCTTTTTTGTCTTCAAACTTATCCATCATACTTTGCAGGTTGTCTTTGATGTTGGGGGAATATGATTTTCCGATTCCGTCGATGTTGGACGGGGAAAACGTTTCTCTTATTTCGTCAATCCCCGCGCCGCGGGAAACAAGGTCGTTCCATAAATCCATAACTTCCGTTGTCATGCGGGCGTATGCTTCTGTTTCCGCAGAGGTCATTCTTCCAAGCAAGCCTGCCGAACCGTAGGACGATTTAAGCTGGTCAAGGGCGCGCTGAACGTGTGCGAATCCCTTTTCGTCGCGTTTTTTCAAAAAATCCCGCGCGGTGTTGTATCCGCCGCTCATCAGCTTTCCGTTGATGACCAGCGACTGCAATTCCTCTTCGGTGTTGATTTCCCTTTTCGCGATTTTTCGCACGGCTTCCGCCGTTTGGTAAAAATCCGCGTCCTTGCCGTACCGTCCGTTTTTCAGCAGAGAAATCAAACGCGGCTTGTCGTCGCCTTTGATGTTTTTCGATTCTTGAATGGCTTGAATCGCAACCGCCGCGTTGCCTTTGTAAAAATTGTTGATGGCGACATCGACTTCGGCGACGGCGGCGTTTGATCGCGCCGTTTCGCGCATGGTGTTTTCCTGCGTGAATTGCGAATACAGCATGTCGCCGACAGAGTTTGCGCCCTCGGCGGTCAGCCCCAGTTCGCTTTGATTTGCGGGATTGCGCAGAAAAGAAACGGCAGATTGGTAATCGAATGCGCCGTTTGCGTCTTTGAATCTGTTATACAAATAGGCGTACACGTTTGTTTTGGTTGTCGCGGCTGATTTTTCTGCCGCGATTTTTAAAAACTGTTCCTGCCGCTCGACTGACGTGTAATCTTTGAACCGACCTTTGCGGATTGACTGTTCTAACGCCGCGGGCGACGAACTCAATTCGCTGTCCATAACGGCAAGGGAAACATCGCTGTTCAGTTTCCCGATCAGCTCTTCTTTTTCCTTCGGGGACAGAAACGCCTCGTTGATTTGTTTTTTCGCGCTCTCGATGTTCGCTTCCATGTTGTGCGGTTCGGCGCGGGTCAAAACGGTTGTGTTCGCGATGATTTTGTTCACCGCCTCCCTGTTTTTCGCCAACGTCGCGTTGACGACGGCGTTTTCAGCCAAACCGCTCAACTGCGCTTTCGCCGTCGGCAGGGATTCCTGCATGGCTTGTGCGTAAAAACCGCCTTGTTTTTTCATGCCCTCGTACCGTGCCGCCATTTCTTTTGTCAGACGGTTCGGCAAATCGTCGATGTCGCCGCTGTTTTCGCGTTCGGTGATCCACGACGCCATTCCGGCTTTCAATTCCGTAATGTCCGCCGCCGCCTGCAAACGCTGGTTCCGTTCAACCAGCTTCGCGGTCGTGTCCGCCGCTTGCGACAAACCGCGCGCGGCTTCATACGCGCCTTGTCCCTCCGCCGTTTCGACGCGGCTGTCGATGTTCGGTTTCCGCATAAAAGATGATGTTGCCACTCTCATTTTCCTACCTCCAAGCTCTGCCTATCGAATTGCCCGCGTTTGAAAACGCCATTGCCGCCATCGGATTGCCCGTGTACATTCCCAAAACGCCCGCGGTGACGGATAACGCCGTTCCGCGCGCGGCGGCGACTTTCGCGTTTTTCTTGTCCTTGATGGCGCGGCGAATGTCGTCGAACATCGCTTCGCGAACTTCTTCGCGCATGGCGGACACGCCTTTTTCAAACCCCGCCTTGATACTGCGTTCGACATCGGCAAAATCGGCGGACGCGAAACCGCTGACGGCGTATTGCGCGGATCGTTGCGCCGCTTCCTGTTCTTGGTTCGCCCGTTCGACCGATATGTTGTATTCCGTCGCGGCAAAGGTTCTTTCCGCGTTTTTCTTCGCGGTTTTCAGATTCTTTTTAGCCGCTTGATAGGACGCGATGTTGCTCATCGCGTTCGACAGCATTTGCGTGCCGATGACGGTGTAATCTTCGCCGGAAAGGGAATCGAAATTCTCGAAACTGAACAAATCAGGCATGGGCTTACTCCGTCATCGTTTCATCCTGCATTTGCAGGTTTTGCTGTTGCTGGGTCAAATCCAGCGCGTTCTGCGCGTCCACGACGTTTTGCTGACGCGTGGCGGCTTCCTGTTGCGCCTGCCGCGTTGCCTGCACATATTCGGGCGTGGTCAGCATTTCGGGAACGCCGTAAATTTTGGCGATTTCGCGAACGATTCCGTCCGTATCGACGTTGATCATCGCCGACGGGTTGCCGTTCACGAACAGGCTCATCAGCGTAAACGCCTGTTCATAGCGGTCGGCGCGCTCGAATTTCATCATCTTGGCAATGGGCGAGTTGTACACCACTTTCAAATCAATGAAGGGCAGGTCTTCGGGCGGCGGTTCCAGCAATCCGTGACGGGCGCAAAGATTGAACGTCCGCAATAAAATCACGTCCAGCTTTTCGGTCATTTGCCGTCCCGCGACGGGACCCAGCAGACGCGTTCCCTCCAAAACGCGCTGAACGACCTCTTCGCGGGTGCGGTGCGTTCCTTTCAAATCGTTGATTTTGAACAGCGCAAACTCGCGTTTGATGCGTTCTTCGATGTTGGCGATAACGTCCTGCGCCGCCTTGTAGTTGTTGCCTGCGTTGAACGGTTGCGGCGGCGTGTCGGTGTAGGGAATGTATCCCCCCGGTTTGATGACGGGGATAGTCAGCTTGTCTTCCTCTTTGCGGAAAAGCAAAGCGGGGCGGTTTGCCAGCTGCGCGGCTTCCAGCATTTCTTTCGTCATCAGCTGCAAAGCCTGCACGTCGGGCAGCGCAGTCATTGCCTTGCTTCGTCCCCACACTTCCCCCGGTGCGGTTTCCCAGCGGGTGATTGCGAACGGGAACTCGTCGTATCCGCTGACTTCCAGCACTTCCTTTTCGTCTTTGGTGTAAATGACGGACACGAACGGCTGCTTGACCTGCTTCAAGTCATACTCGCCGTTCGGAAAAACGGCGTGAACGATTTTGAACTTTTCGTCGGTTTTGTTTTCGCGCAGCGCGTCTTTGACGGCTTTCGGCAATTTGTTTTCGTCGAACAGGGCGCGCATGGACTTCGCCGTCATTTCATAACAGCGGATAAGGGTATCGGGCATACCGCTTTCGTCTTCGTCAAAATAACATTCGGACAGCCGCATATTTTGGTACAAAGGGCAATTCCGCTTGTTGTTCCACGAAATATAAACGATGTCCGTTCCGTACACCAAATCGTCGGGGTATGTTTTGGCAATAGCTTCCGCGAACCGCGCGGCGGGCGTGTACATCAGATTGAACACGATTTCCGACTGGCGGCGCAGCCAGACAATCATCTGATCGCTCATTTCGTTGACGTTTTGGAACGAATACTCGAACCAGTAGGACGACGGGTCGGTCAACAGCCCGTAAAGGTCGGCGGACGCCATTTCGACACATTGAATTCCTATCGGGTTGTACAAACGCCTGACGCGATCTTCCCCCGCGCTTCGCCGTGTTCCGAAATCGTCGCGGTTGGGACAAAAGAGCTCCGTAACCTGTCGGCATAGATTTTCGTAATTTTTTCTGCCCGATGAAAGGATTTCTCTTTTCCCGTCTATCCATTCCGCGATTTTTTTAACGTCCGCCGCCATTGTTCAAGCCTCCTTAGATGTAGCGTTTCCGCCGTTGAAACGCGCCCGTTTCGGGATCGAATCCCGCAAAGGACGTTTGCCCGTAATCCCCGAACGCGCCCGCTTCGGTCGTAAAATTGTACCGTCCCGCCGTCTGTTTCTGACGATAGGATTCGTGGCTTTCTTCAATAGCCGCCTTGTAGTCTTGATTGGCGGCTTCGCGCGCTTCGGCTTCTTTTTGATTGGCTTTCTTTTCGTCTTTTTTCGCCTGTTTTTCGGCTTTGTGCGCTGTGTATTCCGCTGTGCCGATTGACGACAGGACAATCAGCCCCGTTGTTTCCAGCGCGGACGCACCGCCCGATGCGGCACCCGCTCCGGCG